AGCTGATAACACATACAAGGGCGAAATAAAAGTGGCTCACAACCAAACAGTAAACAGCGATTTAGAGGAACAAGACTCTGAGGGCTGGGAAGTTAGCGAAACTGAGGAGTGTTAGCGAAATGGCATACAATATAAAATTCAAAAAAGCATGTTATGGCAATATGAAACCTAGCGATATAATTGCTGACCTTAAGACACACATTGAAAGATATGAGTCAAATAAGAGTGCTAAAAAACCTTATGAAGATTATGATTATAAAACTGATAAGGTCTTGCTAGACCATTATTTAAACATGTAAAAAAAGAAAGGGTGTTTTTACACCCTTTCAATTTTACCTCATGTAAAATGTTAACATTTATTTTTTGAAATAGCTTTGTTTAACCTCTCTTCTAAATCATCTAAATGTCTGAATCCATTCGTTGCTACTAACTCACATTTCCCCGTATCTTCATTCATGACTACGGCACAATTTGGTATAAATACTTGATTCGTACCTTTCAACAAACAGTTTATCTTGTGTGAAGTTATTCCTTGTATCTTGTCTCTTGGTATAGTTATTCTATCCCCATCACTTTTAAATCCATTAATGAACATGTTTTTTGTAAAATATTTAATTATCATTTTGTATCTCCTCTTAATTTATTTGCTCTATATCTGTTATTTCATTATCTGTTAAATGAATACCAAACTCCTCATAGAATTGGTCTTTAACTTTTTGTATATATTCTTTTTTAGATTTTGCTTCATGATTATTACAACCCCATGAAACAGTAATTGTGCTTTGATATTCTTTAGTCATTTGGTATCTCCTTTGTTTCTAATGTTCCCCTAAATTCCCAATCTTCATCTACTTTTTCATGTTTATAGTTCTCTACTGCGTCCTCAGGCTCAACATAACAATTTTCCTTTTCTAAAAACACCAATGGCTCATCTTCATCATAGACTACAGGTACTTCTACCTCGTATGTGACTTGCACATCATATTCTTCAACCACTCTGAATGTTTTATATTTTGGTTTTTCATCTATACTCATTTTATATCTCCTCTAATGCTTTGTTGCGTTTCTCTTTTGTTCTTCTTCGTATTTCTTGGCTATTTTGTGATAGTTTCTGCAAAATTCTCTACATTTTTGCTCGTTTGGGAAGAACATATATCTATCATTTGACATTTCTTTTGCTGTTTCAGAATGATTCAAAAATTCAAAGAAATCCTCATACTCAACAGTTGCGACTACCCAACCTCGTTTTTTGTTAGATTCTTCAAAATCTACTATACATATTTTGTCTTTTTTGTCATTTTTCATAATTAACACTCCAATATATATTCAACGAATCTGCCGTCTTTACCTTTTTTTTCTACGCTTTCAATGTTGAAACCATCTCTATGCCTTAGAGTAAAGATAATAGCCGAAAGTCTAGTCGCTCTGTATTTGGTAAATGCAACCCATGTAGTTATGCTTCCATACTTCATAAGATGTTGTAATACCTTTTCTGTTTTGTTCAATTTTTTCTTTTTCATAATTAATACTCCTAATGTTATTAATTACTTACAGTATAAGCTTGTGTGTAATAATTTCAACTATTTTTGTTCTTAAATAAACAATGTTAACATTTAAAATTTTAAATCAATGTTTTACTTCGCTTATATATGTTTGCATTTCAGACATAAAATCTAACAACACAGACAACATGAAATGATAAAAAACAGGGTTTACGTCTTCTTTAACAGCGTAAGTTTCAGAAAAATTTTGATGAACATATTTCATCATTTCCGTCATTAAAGCTGTCATTACATAAATGCCGTTTGGGTTATACTTGTGCCAATCCCTATCTTTAAGAAATTCTTTAACATCTTCCTTAATCTGTTTTTCAATTTCTGTTGGTATGCAAAATGGTTTAGCTTTTTGATTCATTTTCTTTCACATACGCTTTTAGAAGCTTGACTTCTTCTTTAAGATTTTTATACTCTTCATGTCTTTTTTTGTTGTATTCTCTTTGGTATGCTAATCTAATTTCTTTATTTTTTTCATACCTTTGCTTACCAGCTTCAAGTCTTTTTTTTCTTTGTTCTTCGGTTTCGTTCAATCTTCTTTGTTTCTGTCTGTTTAGTAGACTTTGTTTTTCTTCTTGCGTTAAGTTTGCATATCTTTCCCTTTGTTTATCTTTCAACTCAGGGTGGTCTTTATAATATTGTTTGTGATAGCTCATGTTTTACTCCCAAAATGGTTTAATGTTGTCTGAATCGTTGCTGTTGTTTTGGTCTTGGTCTTTTTTCAACTCTCTTTTGTAAGTCAAAAATCTCTTACCATTTTTTTCGTTAAACCATAAACTTACGCTGTAATTTTTATCACCTTTTTCCACGTTTCCGTTTTGAAAAACAGGGTGATTTTTGCCTGTCTCGTTATGTATTTTTTGTAGTTTGTCGTAGATTGCTTCTATCTCGTCTTTTAATAAGTCGTTTGGAAACAAACTTTCAAACTCGGGTTTTGAACTCATAATATTCTCCTGTCATTTTGTTAACATTTAAAATTTTAAGACGTACTACTTTCGAAAATAAGAGATACTGAAGACTTATTAGCTTCTTTCATTAAAGGATTAATGTTCGTCAGTATGTCTGATTTTGAACTTAGTTTACTTAAAATTTGTTGCTCTATCATTTTTTTGTCTTTTTCTTCTAAATCTAAAAGCGTTGGCAATTTTTTTATGGTATCTTTCATATCTTTTAAAGCGTTGCCGTACTCTTTTAAAAGTTTTAACATTTCTAACATTATATCATTATTTGGTTTAATTCTATAAATTTTTGTATTTTTCTCTGCCCAATTAACTAAGAATGTTTGTTGTATACATTTTGGTATGCTGTTTAGCTCATAATTTTTATTAACTACCATCATTTGACCGAAAACTTGAGGAAGCCATCTCATGTCAAAAGAATCTTTTGCTTTTCTTTTTATTTTGGTACATTTTATTTCGACTAGTGAATTTCCGTCCATACAGAAACCATCAGGAGTACTCGATAAACTTATCGTGTCATCAAGAGGGACAACCAAGTTTAATTGTTCGGATAAAATAAATTGTGGTATTTCTCCTATCCATTGAGAAAATTCAGCAATGCCATGAACTTCGTGTTTTGTTCCATATCTCATTAAACCTTGACTAAACGGACTCATTTCTTCTTCTAAATCAAATAAATCATGGAATAATTTTATATGTCTTTCTGTATACATTCCGAAACAATAATTTGCAAAAGAACTAGAGCGTAAATTTATTTTATTTTTTTCTGTCATTTATTTATGCTACCTCTTGTTCTCTTTCTTGTTCGATTATAGACTCTGCTAAAAAGTCCCAATCTTCTTCTATTCTGTCGCATATCTTGTTTGCAAGATGAGAATTACACCCTGCCGACATTAATTCTTTAACAGAATAATTTCTATTGTAATCTTCTGCTTCGCTTTTTATTTGTTCGATAACGTCAAGAACTTCAAAAAAATAATGATTGAATACCCTGCTCATTTTTTGTCTCCGAATTTATTTATTTTATTTTGAATTTTGTATAATTCCTTATCTATTTCGGCAATCATTTTTGAAAGCTCACTTCTAACTTTCCATAAACTAACCCATTCTCCATGTGGTTTGTATATACCAACCCCTATTTCTCTTATAACTTTTTGAAAGTTATTCTCAGTTTCCTTTTCCGTAGAGTCGTGGATTTTGTCTAAACGCTCTTTAGGTGTTAAGTTTGTTATTTTGTCTTTAGTCATTTTTGGTATCTCCTTTTGTTAACATTTCTTTTTTTAAATCTATTACAGTTTCTTTCTTTAAGTTTTTAACTTCTGCAAAAGCTTTGGTCAAGCTTTCTTCGTCAGAGCCTTCCCAAACTCTTATTTCCTCTGCAAACGCCCTGTTTCCGTCTTTATCTTGAACAACGTCAGCGTCAGAATATATCTTCCCATAAAGACCTAATAATTTTATTGCTACCCTGTCTTTTGCTCTTTTAATTGCCATTGCCGTAGTGTAAGCACATGTATTGCATTGAGGGGAAGCTTCTCCGATATCATAAACTTCAACTGTTCCGTCTTTATCTTTTTTTGTTCCTGTTATTCCTATCGCACATATTCTGTTTTTTAAATCAATATCTAAAACTTCGGGTTTCCCAAATGTTATTGACTCATAAAGAGCAACTTTCAGTAATGCGTAGTGCTTAATTATTGGTGTCCCATGACAATCCCAAAAATCTTTTTTATCTAAAAATTCATATTTATCAACAAGATGTTTAGCTATTTCGTCTTTCATGATTCTCCTCTCTTTTGTAGTGTTCAGACATTATTTTATCTTCAATTATTATTTGTTTGTTTAACCAGCTTTGAAAATCTTTTAAGTTTTTAAACTCTTTTGATTTATCAAGTATGCTAATTAATTCGTGTACACCATACAATTTATTTTCTTTTTTTTGCCCAAACATTATTTGTATTTTATCTCCATGAACATCTATCAATTCTGTTTTTGTATCTCCGTGTTCTTGGTATGTTATTTTTTTAATATCTTTCATTTTTTTTCCTCTTAATTTGTTGAAGATAGATAGGGGAAAATTGGTACTTACTGCTTTTACATTCCCTCTCGGCACATGGATAACACCCGATATTTATTGTGGTATCGCCACAATTCCGTACTAGTTATCCTTAGGTCATCTGCCACCAACACTATCTATCTCTCCAACAGTTTATTTAAAGATAACACTATGTTTTACGTTTTGCAAGTTTTTTTTAGATAATAAATGATTGACTTTTAATAAGTTAATATTTATATTAATAAACATATATAATTAATATTAATTATAATAAATAATAACTATAATGAATATTCATTGAGGAGTAAGCGTGAATAAAGAGGAATTTAATGGTTTTATCAAGCTGATAGACCAAGCATACCCAAAACAAAAATCCTTAAATGACGTACAAAAAGGTTTTTTTTGGTTGGCGTTTAAAGATGAAAAGCTAGAAAATTGTTTAAAGTCTTTATCATCACACACAAAAAACAGCGAATGGAAACCCCAAGTTTGCGATATTGCAAAATATCTATCAAACGAAGTAGAGTTTAGTAAAATGTTTGCTGATTTTGTAAACAGACAAAATTTAGAAGTTTTGAAAAAGAATAAAGCTTTCATGAATGTTGTCCGGATTATTGGAGAGAAAAGGATAAGGCGTATGCTTGAAAGTGAGTACGATAGCATGGAAAAGCGTTTTGTGGAATTGTATGTACTTGAACTCAATAACAAAAGGTATGACACATTACCACACAACATCAAACAAAGTTTAGTGGGGATATGTAAGAAATGAGTGCAATTAGGTTGGGGGACGAAAATTTGGAAAAGGCTGTCATGCACATTGAGAAATTAGGAAGTAGACTAGCTGAAAAAGAAAGTCAATATGAAAAACACACATTAGAAATGAAATTGCATAGAGACGAAGCTTATATAAGTTTATCTGATAAAAAAATGACACAAAAAGAAAAAGAAGCTTGGGCAAATACACAGCTTGAAGTTATCTCGCATATCTCTATACTTGTAGAATTAAAGAAAGAAATTATCGACTTAAAATATAAATTAAAATCTGCTGAATTGTTCTGTGATTTATTCAGAACTCAATCAGCAAATCTAAGAAGAGAAAAGAAATTTTATCAAGAATTAGAATAGCAACTTTTTTTTGTCGATTATTATAATGTTAACATTTAAGATTTTAAAACTATGGCAAAAAAACCCAATAAAGAAACCCAAAAAAAATATCAAGAAATGGTCGAGTTTGGCTGTGTTGTTTGTAAAAAATTATACGGGGTTTACACACCACCTTGTATACATCACTTCACGGGGGCTGGAATGGGGCTAAAATCAGTAGATAAATTTATACGCATCATCAAGGAAAAGAGGGAATACATCATCTAGGGACGCACACATGGGAAGATAAGTATGGTACACAACAGAGTTTGTTAGATTGGTATAACAATGAAACTTGAAACTTTAAAAAAATTAACTCCGTCATCTCCTGATTTAACAGGTAAAAAAAGCAAGGTAAACAACGCTTTAAGCACAGAAGACGTGCTTATGAAGTTATCTTTTTGTAAATTGACAAGTCAAGAATTAGATTTTGTTGTTGGAAAATATTTGGATAACAACGAATGTCTTTCAAATTTTTATCAATTATTAGTAATAAATATATATAAAGACAAGGAATTTGATGAGGGGGATAAAGACTTGGTATGCAATTTAGTTAAGTGTTGCATAATAGAATGTACTGTCACTAAATGTGTATTTTGTTCAGGTAGGGGTTTTTATAAAAACAAAGACGGCATAGAAAAATGTACTCATTGTAATGATGGAGATTTTATATATGATGATAATGTCCGTGCTAATTTGTTGAATTTAAACAAAAAAAAATATAAAACAATAAAATCTAAATACGAAAAAATTTTAGAAATGATACAAAATATTGAACTAGAAGCTTTAGAAAAAATAGGAGATGTCTATTAATGTTTTGTAATAGATTCTTCTTGTATTGTTTCTTCTGCTTTTTCTTTTATAGCTTCATGTAAATCAGGATTTGACGCTAATAAAGTTTTTAGCTCCATTATTAACTCTTCATCAGACTTACTTTTCATATCGTCAATATTTAAATTAATATTTTGACTATGAAAATTACCTAATTCTAATAAAAGCTTTGCTGTATTTAATTTAACGCTATCTTGTTCTGACTCTAAGAGATTATTGAGTACAGAAATAGCACGGCTACTCGTATTAGCAATCATTTCTTCGTTCTTTTTTCTTATATCAGATGCTAATTTTTTTCTTAAATAAGCACCCATTTGTGCTGGTTTTTTGTCTTTGTTATAACCAGCTTTTATGCAAGATTGAGTAGCGTTCCCTTGAGTATCACCCTCACAGAAATAATTTATAAATTTTGTTTCTTTTTCAATATCAGGTTTCTTTGGCATATTATATATCCTATATAGTTAATTCAGTAAAAAAGGGGGTTGTAAGACTTGGTATAAGTTTTACTTTTTATTTTTTAATTTGTTCTTTGCTTTATCTATTATCAAAGAACCATCAATCCATTTGCCGACTAACTCAGCAATATCTTTATCAGGGGTATGATTTATAATTAAATCTTGTCTGTGTTTTATCCAAGTTTTATCTAAAATTAAACTTCCATCAATATCAGTACCCTCATCATCTCCCGAAATGTGAGAAACAATGGTAATTGTTTTTTCATTTTCTCCAACAAGAAAACCCACAGACACACAATCAGCTAATTCTGACGTTAATTCAGATATATCAGTCCACCCATCGGTAGGAGTTATTGCATCTTCCCAATGTATTAATACAAGTTTTGCTCTCATTTTTTATTTCTTATAAATTTAAGATAATCAGCTCCCTCTTCTACTTCCCAAAATATCTTAGTAAAGTCAGGGTGTGTATCAGGTAATCTAGTGTTAAATACTGCTACTGCACATGGCGACATCATTTTGTTAGGCATATTCAACATTTTTGCAAAATTGTCATATTTTTTATAACTTCCAACCTGAACACAATTCATAATTATGTTCGAATTAGCGTCTTTTACAGGCATATAACCTGATATATGTCTATGTCCAGCAAGTAATAAATGGTCTCTTGCATTGAAGATTGCATGTCTTACGATACCATGTGCTGTATTGTAAATTGAGTTTCCTCTAAAATTGTGTGAACAATTAACTCTAATTTTGTGTTTAGGTAAATTTAACCTAACTCTAATATTGTGAGCTTTATATGTTGTTTTAAGTGGTCTGCAAATCCATTTCAACGGGTCTCCGTCTCCACTCCACATGTCATGATTACCTGCTACTATAAATATCCAATCAAGATACCTTACAAGCCATTCTGTTAGTTGCCAAGCTTGTTGACCGGAAGTTGATTGTTCAGCCCATAAACCTGCTAATTTGCTTCTCCTAGCCCAATTATTTTGTAAATCACCTACATTACAAGCATACAAACCATTAGTTTCGTTTGTTATATCCATGTGTTTTATTAAACTAGGCATATCACAGCCATCATCGTCTATATGTGGGTCTCCACAGATATACAGACCTATAGGTTTATCGTCATTTATTCTTATGTTTAAAAATTCTTCGTTGTTTTCTCGTCTTTCTTTTCTATTGAAAACATCAATTCGTTGCTGAACAAGTTCTTCAGTAGGTATTTCTGTATCAACAAATTCATTTTCTAATACAAAATTAGAAGTTCTTCTAGGTCTTGCTGTTTTAAACCCACAGTCTTTACATTGATATCTTCTTGGCTGACCTTGTGTTTTTGTATCTTTACCTTTTTTAATTAAGTGGGTACACCCACATCTAGGACAAGATAACAAATTGCCATCTTCATCATATGTGTTATCTACTAAATTTTTAAAGTTCCCACCGGATTCGTGTATGCTCATTTGGACTCCTCTTCTTTTATAAGATAATCGAGATACCATCTTGCCTTTTTTAAATCAGACAAAGCAGTACCTTTATATGGAAAACGTGTAACATATTTTATAATGTTCCCACGAACATAATCCATATTCCAAGAACGTATATAATCAATAGTTTCAATACCTATTGTATAGTGTTTAGGTCTGTTTATTATATCCGTTTTGTCTTTCTTCAATTATCTTTTCCAAAACTTGTTCATAAGAAATTGGTTCGTAACCATCTTTCCACTCTATTCCACCATACAAGAAATCTTGACGATTTTCAAGTTTTGATTTTATAGAGAACTTTGCTTCGGGGTCTATTGATAATATTGCATGAATAAATTCCATTTCCAAATCTGAAAAAGGAACTGCTCTCGCATACATATCATTCTCCTGAGTAAACCAATACCAAAAGGTATACAATCACTCCTATTATTAATAACTCAAAGATACTAACTTCAGGTTTTAAATACTTAGTTTTTATTCGCATAAAAAACCAAGAAAAAAATTCAGGATAATAAACAATAAATAATGCCAATAACATCGACACTATTAAGACTTCAAACATCATTGCGATAAAGGATTTTTGTTTTTCCTTTGAAGTGACTCAATATCTTTTTTAATTGCTGTGATTTCTTTTTGGTCTACCATTTTAGATTCAAGCACCTCTACTCTTTGTATAAGTTGCCCTTGAAATACAAACAATGAAGCAATAGCAATAATTGCACCGATTGCTCCTGTTATTGTCTTGATGTCCATAGTCTGTCCTCGTAGTATTGATTTGGGTAAATATCTCT